TCAGCCTGGTGTTTCGAGGCTGGCGCGGCATCCGCAGCAGCGATAACAAGAGTAGCGGCCCTGGTTATTGGGGCATTCACACCCTCTCTCGACCAGGGTTGTCCTGCGTCACGAACTCGCTGGTTCGCCAATGTCTGTTTCATGTCAATCTCCCTTTCGGTTGGCTGTGACCAGCACCACCAGGTTGCCTCGGTGACGAAGCCGCCCGACCACCACCACGAGGCGCTGGCCCGCCGATGTTGCGCTTACCCATTCCCTCTTCGGGAGGGACAATCTCGCCACCCATCCCGCCAGCCTCTTCGGGGGCGTAGAGTTGCTCGGCAATCGCTGCAAGCGCCGGCTCCTCAGAGAGAAGTTGCTGGTCGATGTAGGCACGGATGACGGGGTGCTTCCGTAGGCGTTCGGCTTCCTGCTTCCTACGTTCGCCCTTCACGTCGGTCACGCCACCGAACCTCATGCCTCGATCCTCAGACCAGAGTTCGTTGTGAACCATAAAGACAGAATGTTGACCCTTGCTGACGACATCCTGAAGCGTCTCCATCGAGAGGGTGACTAGGACATCGTTGACCTTGTTGACCTCTTCCGGCCCCCAGGAGATGGCGCCCACCTTTGGCTTCCCACCTCCCTCGTCGATGGTCATGTCGAAGCCGCTGACTGTAACGCGAGCCTTGATATTGTCACGAATGAACCTGAAATATAGCTTGATAAGGTCTGCCAGGCCGAATTGAGCGTTATCCACCAGCGGTTGCAGCATCGCTACGGCCTGTTGCACGGCTGCCGTCTGGGTTAGGCCAGGCGTGCGAGTGCCTATGAAGCCCGACACGACGGGCGGCAGGGTTAGCTCCTGCCGCAAGTCCATAAAGAGCCGAATGGCGTCGCGCAATTCCTCGCCGGCGAACGCGGTTTCCATGCGGGTGACATGGGAGCCTGGCGGGAACGTATACATGCGGCCGCTCTCTATAGTTTCGGGTGCTATTTGCGCGCCCGCACTGACCGAGGCAGCAGGGTCTAGGGCGGGACTAACGCCATAAGAGACGCCTACTCGTGCAGCCCAGCTCATCTTGAGGGCGAGCAGGATGTTCAGCCAGGGCTGGATGCTCTGTAGGGCGAACCCGATTGGCAATGATTCCAAGGCAGGATCGCTCAGGCCGCTAGGCATCCCCTTGACGTGAACGTAGGGCTTGAACCCATAAGGGTTCTTGAAGACAAAGTGTTTATGGGCCACGACAAAATCAACGTAGTCATTGGCCCAGATTTCCGTGACCCTGACACTGGCGGGAAGGGACGGAAGCTCCTGTATCGGGTAGGGCTTCCCCTCTGGGATAAAGGCCACGTCGCGCAGGCGGGTGTCTTTCGGCAAAAGGCGAAGGGTACGGAGGGTCTCAAACGTACCCCTCATGCCATCCTCCACCACCACGTCCTCCTCGGCGTATCGCGCTGTCGAAGGAAGGAAAGTGAGAATGTCAATCAACATCGTGAAGAGCGGGAAGGCTGGCCCCTTGTCCACGAACTCCTGCATCCGCTTGCGCCAGGCTTCCTCTTCCTCGCCCTCGTTCCGCAGGGGCATATCCACCCACTTGTGCCGCATGACCTTCCAGACGGCGCCCCCATCACCTACAAGAGCAGCGATGTATTTCCACAGGAGCGGTTCGTTGACCTTCCGACAGGCGTCCTGAAGGGCCATGACAGCCCAGGTAGCCCCCTTCGCGGCCAACTCCTCATTCTCATCGCGCATGGCGACCTCAAAGATCGGCCAACCCTTAGCGATAGCGCCGGCAACGGTTTGATTTAGACGGAGGATGATCGGAATACGCGGCGGTTGCTTCACCCAGTCGCCGTGATCGCCAGGCAGCACCAAGTCTTCCCGCATAAAGGTGAGCCGCCGCAGGCCGTGAACGAGCTTGTTCCTCTCCTCCCAGTGCCTCTTTCGCTCATTGACGAGGCGATCCATGCCTGTCTTAAATGCGGCGGATGATTCTATCGGTTCCATCTTCATCTCCAACTGACTGCGTGGCCCCTTTGTCGGCCAAGAAGTCGTATGCCTAACTGCTGCTGGGGCCGCATCCGCCTCATGTAGCAATCCACCAACCAAGCTGTGATTGCCTTGATGCTGTCGCAGCCGCGCTCGTGCGGCTTTGAGCGCCTATCCGCGCCCTCTGGTATCCGCGTTCGCCGCCACGATTGATACTCTTGAATAAGTCCTTGGCAGCACGGGTCTACAAGAAGCCGTGCTTCTCCCGTAATAGGATCGCGCAAAAACCACCTGTGCCGCTCAATGCCATCCTCCACGCCAACCCGATAGTCTGTCCGCAGGTGAAGGTGGGCCTCTCGTTGCCAGACCTCCTGGGGGCTTGACGACCCGAAGATGTGATGGCTCCCCGCATACGGGTCCAGGGTTCCCCCCGATACCCTGTGCCACCACCAGGATGACATCGCCCTGCCGATGATCTCTGAATGCAGCGCTCCTTCTCGTCGGATTTCGTCAAAGGCACAGGCTTGACGACCATCCCAGGCAATAGGGTGAACGGCATACACGCCACTCGAATAGCCGGGGTCAACCGTTATCTCAACCAAGATATTCGGGTCTTCCAGAATACGCCTGCGGTCAAACCGCCGCACCTGCGAGGTTTCGCGCCGAAAGTCTGGGTCGAAACAGCCACTAAAGATGACCTCCGGCGGCATGGTGGGCACCCCCGCTACCCGCAGAAGGAACTGGTGGCGAGTCATGTTCCGCCGCATCCCTTGGATCGCGGGGTCGTCCTTCCCGCCTGGATAAAGGTTGCGATTCAGCCAGGAGGGACAGATGAAAGACTTGCCCTCAGCTTCAGGCCAGTGCTTCCACTCTTCCCATAGACGCGCCATCCAGCCCGTGTCCTCCTCAAAGCTGCCAGCCATAAGGAGCAACCCTCGGCGGCCAGATAGCCGCTCGCGGAAGCGCCACACTATGTCTTGTGTTAAAAGCCCGGGCTCACAGACAGCAATCACGTCTGGGCCGTAGGCTGCGATTCGCCGCTGGTCGGCGAGGGATTTGGTCTCTATCAGGCAGCCCCACTTCGTCTCCATCGAGCAGGGTTCGTCCTTACGGCGGGAGAAGGAGATGCTACTGGGCCGCACGAGCCGTAGGGAGTCAAGGCCATCGGCTAGATAGCCAAACTCTCGACGCGAGCCCTCATACGTCTCTGCTACGAGCCAGATAAGGTTCGCGTGCGGCGTCCATGTAAGCAAGTCCATCGCCATCCCAAGCGACTTCCCGCTACGCGGACCGCCAGCCAGCAGTTTGGCAACGGCAGGGTGTTTCAGGAAGTAGGCGACGAGGAGATTCGGTTTGTATCCGCCGGTCTCTTTGGTAACGGATGTTTCGGCAGAGGAAATTGAGACGCCACTCCAGAGGTGGAGCTTCTCTTCCCACAATGGCACGGAAAGCCCTACGGCCTCCCGCCATTCGTCAATCTGTATCACCTAGAACGTCGTTTTCCAGACAGGCGGGGGCTTGTAGTGAACAGCGACCATAAACCCCACGAGCGGCTTCTCAGTAGACAGCTCATCCCGCGCTATCTTAGCCACCTCATCGGCCACCTTCTGAGCTACGAGTTCACAAGTCGCCCGTATCGCCGAGTCTCTTGCAGTCTTTGTGATACGGCCCTTCCCCTCTGGCAATGACAAGGAAACGTCAAGAACGCGCAACACTTGGTCTCCCTGGGGGTCGCTTTCCCGCCCTGATCCTTGCGATTTCCTTCAATACCTCCGATGCCTCGCCCTCGCCCATTGCTTTCATAAAGTCGTTGAAGAACCTCTGAAGCGCCTTAGCTGCGTCGATATCACCCTCGGCAGCGGCCTTCCCCAGCGTCCTCATGCTTTCGGGGCCGTATTCCTTGGCGATGCCGTACATTTCCCGCAGAACAGCAGCGCCACCCTTGGGTTTAGGCACTTAGGTCGCCCACGCCCTCTCTGATGAGGCTGTCGATGTCGCTCTGTGAGACGACCACACCACCCTTCGGCATTCCCTTTGGCGTGGGAGTCCTCTTCTCTCCTATCGGCAACTTGGCCGGCATGGGCACTTTCGCCGTTACCCCTGATGCTTTCTTTGCGGTTTGCCACCAGGCGTGGACTTCTGTCGCACCAGGTCGGCGGCCCTGCTTTTTCTGGAAGTCCGACATGAAAGCGCTCAGCTCGGTGGCGTAAGGCTTATCGCGTGTTGCCATATTTCTCCCCTTAAATACGCTCTAGCAGGGACCGCCGAAATTCCCTACAACAGTCGAGGCAGTAAATCCGCTCATGGGTGCAGGTCGCCCGCCGTTCCTCCTCTGCCTTCTCGCGCTTGCGCCGCCTGACGGTTCTCATACGGCAGGCATTTGTGTGATGGTGGCCCTTCCCTGATCGACATTCGGGGTCACAGAAGGAGGCGGGCCGGCCAGGCGAGCGGCGTCCACTCACGGCTCACCGCAACCGCTTTCCAGTTGCCGTTGACCCAGCCAAGGATGAAGTACCCGGTGGAGGTGCAATCGATAACACTGATCTCTATGAGGCAAGGTAGACCATCGCCAGGCCGCAGGCGAAGATAGGAAGGTGGGTAACGAGGAAAACCCATAGGCCCCTCCTGACAACCCCCCAAGGGACGTGCCAGAAAGCGGAAATGCGCTGCCGTCGGCCAGCGTAGGACGAAAGCTCATCGAAGAAGATGCCCAACGCCCCAGCGCCAACCCCAAGCATGAGGATCGCCGCTACGTGGTGGGCGCCCAGAAGCCAGAGGTAAACACTTGTCAACGGCCCCCAAAAGCTGATGCGGTCTTCAAGATGTCGAAACAGGTGCATCACTTCTCAACAACTGCAGGTAATATTATCCAAATGGAAAACCTGGCATCCTTTCACGAACACCAGGGCGTATAGAGAAATCTTGTCCAGCGCCCTCGCCACTCCCATCCCCGCTTTCCTACCTCCTCCACGGTGCAGGCATTTTGCACCCTAGTCGAAGCAAAGTTGGTGGTAGGAAGCTGCGCTGGACCTCACAGTCTATGGTAGCAGGAGCGGGACTCGAACCCGCGGACTCCAAGTTATGAGCCTGGCGAGATACCACTTCTCTATCCTGCGATGATGTTAGTCGGCACACTCCAACGCGCAGCCATTACAGGGCTTCAGGACGATTACGCAGCCAGGCAGTTCAGGTAGGATAACCCTGGTGAACGGAGCAAGCTTGTAGCCGTAGCGTCCCTGCCCCAAATAGACTCGCTTGTGCTCAACCGTTACCGAGGCGCTGTAGCCACCAAATACAGTGACCTTGACCTCGACGCGGTAGTTCCAGATGAGGCCATGCACATGCGGAGCAGGCACCGACGCGAACTTGGCGCCATCCCACAGCAGGTCAAAGGACACCGCAGGAGCATAGGTTGTCTGTTTGAAGGTTGCGGTTACGGTCCCGTCCTCGTCCGCAACAATCGCGACCGGGGCTTTTGGTTGGTTGTAGGTTCCGCCAGGGCCGCGTGTGACTATAGCGAGCGAGCTAGCGACGTCCTGCTGCAAGGCAGCGACGAGGTTGGGTGGCTGCGCTCGGACTGGCGCGGCGAAAAGCCCCACTGATGCTAGGGCCAAAAGTGCTATACCCAGTACGATAAGACGCTTCATACTACCCCCTTTTTGGTGGAGGAGGCGGGGAGTTGCACCCCGCGTCTCCCTTAACTTTTGGCTGGGCAATGCCACGACCAGAGCTGGGACGTTCTGTTCTCCCCCGTTTAACCACATAGTAGGTCGATGCGAATGACCCACGCTTGCCCATCGGCGGCACGGATGAGTGCTCGTGCCTCGCCATCAACCGTGAAACAACGTATTTGGGTCACGACATTACCGCGCTTCGCCAATACCTGCGAGTAGGCAGCGCACATAGAGGCCATTAGGTTACAGGTCTTACGCCCCCACATGATTCCTCTTGCGCCTCAGCACAGCACAGGCCGCGCCGTAGTCCCCACCTTCCACCGCCGCCGTTATGACCTCGGCCAGAATGTCCTCGTCGGGCTCAACATGAGGACGGGAAAACACACGAAGCCCGCCGACTCCAAGTTCTAGACGTGCCCCACACGGAAGACAGAAAAGACCTTCCTCATCCAGACAGACCCGCCCACGACAGCGCGGGCAAACTTCAATCATCTAAGAGGTGGGGACGGAAAGCCCTCGCTGACTCACCGCCCCCCTGCGAGGTGTACCAATGTGTCGGGCCGTCAAGCCGAAGGAGTAATCCCTACCTGAAAGCCCGCACTAAATTACGGCGCCA